TGATACAATATATTTAAAACAAGGTATTCCTTTGTCGTTAAGTTTTCTCATTCCGTATGCAAATGGTTCAAATATTTCATGTTTGTCTATCTGTTGCCCTTCTGCTAATGGATATTTTTTTCCCCATATATCATATTTATTTGCCCAAATACCAACTGCTATAGGAAAATCAGAGTCTCTTTTCTTTTTGCCATTTGACCATGTATTTGAAATAATTGTATCAATTAAAAATTTCCATGCTAGTTGGTGGTCTAAATTAGAAGTGCTGTCTAAATGCCGGTGGTCAATCATAAATATAATATATTTAACACGGCGTTCTTTCATATCTTTTTCCCATTCTTTCCAGTAAATTGCTTCTCCACCAATATCTGCACTTCTTACTGTATGTGAGTCTCCGTCAATTTTAATGTTCTTTCTTGATGCTCTATGTTTGCCAACTGTTCGTTGATTAATTTGTGGCACTTCTCCTCTTGTTCTTAATTGATGACTGAGTGTTGTTTTTCCAACCATTGTTGCCCCATAAACTCCGAAGTTAATTGCATGAATTTTTTTGTAGAATCCTATAATTGCTTCACCGACTAAAATAGCAAAACCTGTCATTAATGACATTAATGCCCCCACCCGTTTAACAAAGTGTCAAACAGGAAACCCATGATGTTTATATCAAAAACACCAAGAATATTTCCAACAAGAAAACCTGAAAGACCTGCACAGAAGCCCCAAAAAATGGCTCTCATTTTCAAAAAGAAAATGTCAGCAGAATGCGCTCTTTGGGCATTATAAGCATAATCCGAATCGGAAAAGCCCATTAAATCTCCAAAGACCACTTAACCACCTCATTGAAGGGCGGCTAGGAACTCGCTTCCAATGGTGTTCTCTTCTTGTTCAGGTTGTGTGTAAAAAGGAACATTACCACCGAACTGTCTTGCGCTTTCACGCATTTTAATTCTTTGTTGTTCATCTCTCGCCTTTCTTTCCCAGTATGCCGCAATCTTTCTATCAAGAAGCCACATCTCAATTTTATCATTGAGAGCCAAATCAAACAGGGCTTTTACAACCATGATTGAACCAATCGTTCCTAAACCAAAGAGGAAGGAATGTGCTAATGGCCCATAAGGGAAAGTTAATCCAATCATAGAATAAACAAAAACATTTGCTCCACTTAAAGTTCCAACGAATAAAATCGTCATAACTAATCTAGTATCTGCATTTAAAGCCGCCATTATATCACCTCAAGAAAATTCAACGGAAACTGCCGCACCTTCTCCTGTACCGGAAGAAATGCTAAGGAATAAACCATTTGTAGCCAAAACACCATGCATGTCAAATTCTGTCATTTCTGGGCCTGTTCTTGCGGCAGGGTCAGCAGGGTCGGTTTGAGCAACAATCATTCTTGCTAATTCTAAACCACTTGCCGCAGAAGCGTTATCAAAGACTTTAATCGTAGTAGGTTTTGTTCCTGTTAAAACAGCATGAATTGAAACCAACTTACACGAATCAGCATTAATAACTGCTGATGCTGTCTTTACGCCACTGCTTCTACAACTCGCCATGATAACGCCTCGTTCAATACATCGTTATGGGTTGCCCCATATAACGGTGTCGCTCATTCTTCAGTTAAAGAAGATTTTTTGGCTTTGGTAGCCGTTGTTTTCTTCTTTGTTGCCTTCTTTGGAAGAAACCGTGTTGCTAATTCATTATGCGTTTTAATGTCTTGGCCGATTTCAAGAGAAATAGCAGGGAAATGTTCGGGGTCAATAGCCATTAGTTCCTTTCTGTCGCCCTCTTCAAAGGTAATTTGAAGGTTAGAATCACTTAAACGAAGAAGTGCCGCCACCACAGGCAATTGAATTGAAGCATCCCTAGTGAGTTTTTGACCATGAATAATGAATGGATTAAATCCACCGCTATCCGAAACTTCAACTTTAACCAAGGAAAACACCTCAAAGGTTTCCAGTTAGTTTCAGTCTAACCTTACCAATATCACCAGAAGCAAGGCTAGCAGAAAGTAAAGCGGCTGAACCAGTAGTATAAGCATAAAGGTAAAAGAAAGTTTTATCGTTGCTAATATCACCAATAATGATATTAACATCGTGATTTTCTTGACCAACCAGTTCAACATGGCTGATGCTTGCTAATCCGAAAGAAGAAGCAAGAATCTTTTCTCCAGCATGGGTGATTTCTTCGTTTCCACCGCTATCGTCAGTTGCTACGCTAATCACAGTCATAACAGAATTGGTTGCGTTAGTTAGGGTAGTAATCCTAGAAACCAAAAGGTTGTTATTGGAGTGAGAATCCGTAATAACCACATGGTCGCCAACAGCAAATCCATCAAAAGCAGTTTCACTACCAGCAACAGTATAAGTGTTTGCGCTCGCAACGGCGGCAATAGTCAGATTATCTGCCGTAGCAGTTGTTCCTGTTCTATATGCCGTAATATCACAGTCTCCCAAAGAAACATATTCATCAGCAACCGCTTTAGGCTTTGTATAGCCTTTATGGTCTGCTAACAGAGTTACAGAATTTGTCATCTAAATCACCTCAAAGAAGGTTGGTAATCTTTCCTTGACCCTTGAAGTAAGAACAGCCCATTTCACCGATTGTTCGGTAAAGAGCCTTGTTTCCAAGACGACCAACACCGAATGGGTTTCCATTGGAAATACCATCCTCAAAGTATTGAGTTGGCTTCATAACCGACAACCAAAGGTGGTCAGTATCAAGAAGCAACATATCGCTGATACAGGAAGTATTTGCGCCAGTTGAGGGCATAGCCGCAACAGGAATCAATGGAATGTCGTAGTAGGTAGAAACACGGAAACCGACTTCTGCACCCTTAACACCACGAACACCGTTCACAGTTGGAACAATTTCTTTTCTATCCATGAATCGCTCTTGAGCCTGAAGTAAATCAGACAGAGTTTGAAGCGTATCATATCCAGTAAGAATAACCTTTGGTGAACCACCAGCAACTCTCAAATCACGAAGCATGGAGTTAAGCACAGTCAAAGTGAATTGACGAGCATTTCCACTTGCATAGCCAGCACCGAAAGAAACAGCCGAATCAAGGAAAGAAGCCGCATCACGGTTTGTTCCGTAAATGTGGCTAATTTCATCAGTATTTGCCGCAGAAATCAAAACAGTTCCAGCAGCCATAGCATCTAATTCTGCCTTAGAAGAAATAATCTTGTAAAGAGAAGTGTAGTTGCGCTCAATAAGTGCAATTTGGTTCGTAGCGTTCAAATCGTAGTTTTCAAGAGGCATAACGAGCATAGCGTTCTGCACTTCAGAATGGTGCTTACCCATGTCTTCTCTCAATTGAGCACGAATATCACCGATACCATCGTCAATAGCCGCCATTTCCATAGCAAGTTCCGAGAACTCAAATTGATGAGCAATAATTTTAGGACTTGTAAAGAGTTGAGTGTAGGTTGGAGCAATTGAAGCCAAACCGTCTTGATGGGTGTCTAAAGCCGCATTTTCGGGAACACCACCGATAAGGTCAGGACGCAAAGCCGCCGCACCAATGTTAGCATCACTACCAGCGATATTAACGCCAGTCAAATCAAGGAAATTACCGCTTCCACCAGCAGGTCGCTCCTTTAGAACTCTCCAACCGCTTGAAGTGTATGGCCTCTTAGCAATAACCGAAAGTGCGTTGCATTCTCGGTTTAGCATAGACCAGACCTTTTGGCCGTAAATCTTGTTGTAAAGAGCAGTTTTGTCGCTAATAGCATTAAAGCCATTTGCGGCGGTTCCTGCAACATCATGTCCAGCGTGAATACCAGCGACTCCACCTGATTGCTTGAGCAATTGGTTGTTAAGTCCGGTATGGCCCGTCAATCCGTAAGTTTGTCTTTCTAAGTCCGCAATTGTGTTAATATATCCTGTCATGGTAATCACCTCAGTTAAATCCTCCAGCCATCTTATGAATGTCTGACCAATCCATTTCGGCCAATTCTTCCATAGTTGGGAGTGTAATTTGGGCTTCTTGTTGAGCCTTGATGATTTGACTCTTCTCAGCCGTCAAAGACTTGCGAAGAGAAGCAAATTCATTCTTAAGAGAAGCAATCTCGGAAGCCGCATCATATCGGGACTTTGCGAGAATGTTTTCTCTCGTAGAGGTTTCAGACTTAAAACGAGCCTCAAACTGCTTTTGAAGGTTATCGTAAGCCAATTTCTCTAATTGCTCTTGGCGGAAAGCATCGTAAGCCTTCTCAATGTTAGCAACACTCAAATCAAGCGTTTCTAACTCATTGTTGTTAAATGCCTTAACAACTGGAAGGTCGCTGGCTCTTGGCTTACCGTTATCAATAACGATTCGGTCAGCAGGTTCACCGATTTCAACACCAGCACCATCAAGAGTGGAAAGAAGGGCTTTTGCCTCTTCATCACGATACATCTTTTCATCCTCATCCATGAGTTTTTCGGACATCATCTTTTCATCTTCGTCCTCCATTTTCTCATCCATGAGTTTCTCAGACATCATCTTTTCGTCCTCATCTTCCATCTTTTCATCCATTTCTTCCTTACGCAGAGTATTTACTTCCGCCATAAGTGCGTCTAGTTCTTCTAAAGCCTTTTCAATTTTGCTCATATTTTTCACCTTTTTTTCTTGTTTAAGAATATCAAACTTTGCTTCGGGATTAATTCCTTTTTCACAGATAGTAACTTCATGTAATTCAAGTTTGCTAATTTCGTTAAATTCACCTAATTCTGGATTAGTCTTTTTTGTTTTTTGTAAAGCCTGTCCTCCAATACTAAATGACCTTAACGAACCTTTTCTGATACCACGGTTTATTTCCTTGGCTTTTTCTATATCATCTCTTAATTTAATTACTACAAAAAATCCGACATCATCAACTTCTGTTTTCCATAACTTTCCGTTTTTGTCTCGGTATGATTTTACTACTTCTCCAACTTGAACATTTGAATGATTTGTCATTACATTTCTAAACTTAGGGTTCTCCATGTATTTTTCAACTGCTTCGTTTAATGCTTTGAGTGTGATTAAATCATTTTGCTTATCAACAATTTCAATGCTTGCATATCCACCAATCATCAAGTCGTCGCTTTTAAGAATCCTGAAATCCGAAGTGTTGTTTCTCATCACCGTAGAAGCCATTCCTCTCAACCCTTCTTATTCAATTGCAGTATATAAAGAACACCTATTCGTTGGTAGGAATGGGCAACTTGTTATACCTATCTTCGTTAATGTTCCACTTTCCTGTGTCAGAGTCCGTATCTGCGGGCTTTTGTTTATACCCAGTCCAAGCAAGCCACATTTTTTCTCCTTTGACGGGAATGACTCTAATGTGTAATTTAGTCTCAAACTTATTTCCTTCTAAGAAATATTCATGATATCCGTCTTTTTGAACACCAAGTTTAATTTTACCAGAGTCAATGACTTTTCCTCTTTCAACATTCTTTGAAACCTCTGCTGGATATTTGCCCGCCGCCCCAAATAAATCAAAGAGTTCTTCTTCATTTTCTAAATCAATAGTCCAATGCATTACCTCATCTTCAACT